CCTCAAGCCGACGGCGGCGGGGCGTTCTCTCGATGTGTCCTCGGGTGGCGAGGCGGGCATCGACTTCGCCAACATCGGCAGCCCGACCACGACGCTAAACCTGAGTGGGACAACGATCAAGGCGGTCACAGATCGGGTGTCGGCCAACACTGATCAGTGGAACGGCGTGACTGTCACCGGCATGCCCCTGCCGACGTCCAGCTACACCGCCCCGCCCACGGCTGCGACGATTGCCGATGCCGTTTGGGATGAGGCGAGCGGCGACCATCTGGCAGCGGGCAGCACGGGGGCTTCGCTCAATGCTGCCGGGTCGGCTGGCGATCCGTGGACGACGACACTCCCCGGAACCTACAGCGGCAGCCAAGCGGGCAAGATCTTGGCTGATATTCTGGTCGACACAGGCACGACGCTACAGGGCGAGTTGGACGGCATCCAGGCGGACACCGAGGACATCCAGAGCAGGCTCCCCACGGCCCTCGTAAGCGGCCGGATCGATGCGAGTGTCGGGGCGATGGCGGCGAATGTCCTCACGGCCTCGGCATTGGCTACGGATGCGGTCGGTGAGATCGCCGATGGTGTCTGGGACGAGGCGATGAGCGGACACACGACGGCCGGGACGTACGGCGGGCGGATTCCTCGGTCAGACACCAGCAACGTCGAGGTGAGAATCACGGGTACCGGACACATGGCGGCTGTCATCCATGACCTACAGCCCGCAGTGATTGACAACACGCATTTTGCAGCGGGTGCGATTGATGCCAACGCACTGGCAGCAAGTGCGGCAAGCGAGATCGCGACGGCGGCTTACACGGGCCAGATGACCGAGTCGTATCGTGCTGCGGGTGTTGCCCCGACGCTGGCCCAAGCCATGTTTGAACTGATCGCACAGATGGGCGATAGGGACATCGTGGGCCAAACTCTGACACTGCACAAACTGGACGGCACGGCAGCTAAGACCTTTTCTCTGAACGATGCCAACAATCCCACGAGTATCACTGAACTGACATGAACGGCAGTGCGTCAGCGATCATCAGCATGGGTTACGGTGCCTGGGGAAGTCCGGGACTGGTTCTCACGCTGGGCTATGGGATCGGGGCTGCTGTTGCAGAGACACCGACACCGGTCTGGCGGGCGAGGCTACGGCCTGAGACAATGCGATCCATCCGGCCCGACGTGGCACGGGGCAGACAGCGGCCAGACGTGGGGAGGGCTTACCGATGATTGCGGCGGAACGCGTGCTGTGGAAACACCCGGACGAGTCGGTCCTATTTGGGTTGGATTTTGGCAACCTGTTGGCCAGTGCCGAAACGCTGTCATCGGTGACGGTCACCGCGACTCCATCAGGGCTGACGATCGGTTCGCCATCTGTGCAGGCATCGGCCTTCGCTGATGAGTTCACCGGGGCACAGGTCGCGGCGAATGAGGGGGCGAAAGTTCGGATCAGCGGGGGGACTGCTGGGACGGATTACGTGCTGAAGTGCACGGCGACGACGAGCGGGAGTAACACGCGGGTGTTTGTGGCCACATTGCAGGTGAGATCGTCGTGAACATTCGAGACCGGATCAAGGAACTGCGGCGGGTGCCAGCCTCACAGCTCCAGCCCAACCCGAAGAACTGGCGGAAACATCCAGAAGCACAGGCAAACGCACTACGCGGCGTTCTGGCGGAGGTGGGCATTGCCTCGGCTGTGCTGGCCCGGGAAACGCCAGAGGGCGGCCTGATGCTGATTGACGGGCACCTGAGAACGGAAACGCTGCACAATGCCGAGATACCGGTCCTCGTGCTGGACGTGACGGAGGAAGAGGCGGACAAGATCCTTGCCACATTCGACCCGCTGGGAGCGATGGCGGAATCAGACGCGGATGCCTTGCGGGCACTGCTGGAGGATGTGGAGACGGGGAGCCAAGAGCTTGCCGACATGCTGACGGCGTTGGCGGAGGATGCGGGGATTCTCGACGGGGCGGACGCTGCGGAGATCGTTGAGGACGAGGTGCCGGAGCCTCCCGTCGATCCGATCACGAAGCCGGGGGATCTGTGGATTCTCGGGGATCATCGGCTGTTGTGCGGGGACTCGACGAAGGCGGAGGATGTGGGGCGGCTGATGGCAGGGGCGAAGGCGGATTTGCTTCTGACCGATCCGCCGTATGGAATCGGGATCGCGGCAAACCCAGTTCGTCAAAAACACGAAAAACAAGATTGGGACGCAAAGCCAGTTGAGCCGTCACGATTTATCGATCAGTGCGAAAGTGCAATTGTGTGGGGAGGTAACTACTTTGATCTGAGGCCCGGAAAGGGCTTTTTCGTTTGGGACAAAAAGCAACCAGAGGACTTTACGCTTGCAATGTGTGAGATGGCTTGGACCAACATCGACACACCCGCGAAAATGTTTCGGAAGTCTGTCACGTCATATGCAAAAGAACATCCGACGCAAAAGCCAGTCGAACTTATGGCTTGGTGTATGGGTTGGCGAGAGGGAGACGTCTTCGACCCGTTCCTCGGCTCCGGCACAACTCTGATCGCCGCCGAGCAACTCGGCCGAAAGTGCTACGGCATGGAGATCAGCCCGCAGTATTGCGACGTGATCGTGAAGCGATGGGAGACGCTGACAGGACGCCAAGCAGAGAGGAGGGCAGGGCGATGATCAGGCCAGCCGATGACAAGCCGGTAACGGGGGGATTGGGGGGCGGTGCGAAGCCAACTCCCCCGCCTGTTCCCACTGTGGCACAGATCGACCCTCGGACGCCGGGGAAAGATCTGCGGCTGATCGCGTCGGCTGTGCGGAAGGGCTGGGTGATTCCCGATGAGGCGATGACCGTTCTTCCGGCTGCCTTGCTGCGGGTGGCGTTGGATCGGAATGAGGAAGTCCGGGCGAGGGTCAACGCGGCGAAGGTAGTCGTGGCAATGCACGGGCAGAACGAGCCGGCGCCGGCGGCTGCGGTGCAGGTGAACGTCAACAGCACGGCGGATACGGTGGCAGCATTGTTGCAGGAGCCCGGGTATGTCCGATTTGCACAGGGTGAGGCAGTGTCTGACACCGGCACTGTTTGCCCGAGCGGCAACTGACGGGCGGTTTCTGTTGCCTCGGCATGTCGCGGCAATCTCCGAAGCCATCTGTGACACGATCACCGGCAGGAGCCAGCCGATTCTATTGATCGAGGCTCCCCCTCGGCATGGGAAGAGCGAGTTGGTCAGCAAGTTCCTCCCGGCGTGGTATCTCGGGGTGTGGCCAGATCGGCGGGTCATGCTGGCGGCATATGAGGCGACCTTTGCCCGTTCGTGGGGACGCAAGGCCAGGCAAGTGTTCGTGGAGTCGTCGTGTCCGGTGTTCGGTCGGGGACTGTCGGGGGACAACACGGCGGCGGACGATTGGAGCACGACGGCAGGCGGTGGCATGTCCACGGCAGGTGTGGGCGGTCCGATGACCGGCCGAGGGGCACATCTGCTGATCATTGACGACCCGGTGAAGAACGCGGAGGAAGCCCTGTCAGCGACCACCCGGGAAAACCATTGGGATTGGTGGCAGTCCACGGCATCGACGCGACTTGAGCCGGGCGGAGTCGTGATAGGCATCATGACCAGATGGCATGAGGACGACATCTTCGGGCGGCTGCTGAAGGGCGGGGGACAGATCCGGCGGCTGACGTTGCCGGCGCTGGCCGAGTCGGGGGACGTGCTGGGCCGACAGCCGGGGGAAGCCCTCTGGCCCGAGCGGTATCCTGTCCAGCGGCTGGAGCAGATGCGGCGGGAGCGGTCGGAGTACTGGTGGCGGTCGATGTTCCAGCAACGCCCGGGCAAGTGGGGGGAGAGCAAGTGGGGTCAATACCTGGGGGACAAGGTGACGGCTGCCAGGTGGCCCGATGCGTTCGAATTCGGGGTGGTGGCGGTTGATCCGAGCTTGGGTGCCGATGACCGCAAGGGGGACTTCTCGGCCATCGTCTTTGTGGGCAGGGCCAGCGGTCGGCTGTGGGTCGACGCGGACATCAGGCGGCGGAGCGAAACGGAGATCGCAGCGGATGCGGTGGGGATGTACGCCCGGCACAAGGCCAACCTGATGGTCTTGGAGGGCAACGGCTTCCAGCGGGTCCTCGGTGAGTCGTTCCAGAGTGCGGCCATGTCTCACGGGATCATGCTGCCACTGCAAACAGTGATCAACACCGGGAACAAGATCCTCAGGTTGTCCTCCCTCGGCCCTCTGCTGGCGGCGGACATGTTCCGATTCTCGGACTCGCAGGGCTCCCGGCTGCTGCTGGATCAACTCGGGGAGTTCCCTCGTGGCGACCATGACGACGGCCCGGACGCGCTTGAGATGGCGGTGCGGACGCTGAACGGGATCGCGGCAACAGAATACGACTCGGAGGAACTGGCATACACTCCATGACGCTGGGCCGGTATCGTAGTCTGATCGTGTGGTGTGTCTGTGGGCATCCAATGCGGGTGCGTTCGTCGTGGGGACGGGTGGAATACCGCGAGTGTCTGCGGTGTGGGCGGAAGACTAAGCGAACGAGGCGAGACAATGAGCGAAGCGATCCGGGCACTGCTGGAAGCGTTTGTCCCCGAGACGATCGACCGTAGGCAGTACCTGTACGACGACCCGTCGTTCGGTTATCCGACGGCGGTCAACCCGTTCACGAGCGTCACCGATCGCAGCGATGGGCGGTTCAAGCCGTACTACGACAGCGAGGTGGACCTAGCCTACATTCGGGGGGCAGCCAGGAACCTGTCGCTGTTGACGCCTGTCGCGACTGCTGCCCTCGATAGGCTGGCGGAATACACGTTCGGCCCGGGGTTCGAGTTCACCGCACAGGGTGCCGATGCTCAACTGGTCGAACTGTGCCAGCGGGTGATCGATCGGTTTGTTGACGATGTGGACATGGTGGGCTCCCTCGATCGGGAGTTGCATCACCGCAGTCGGGAGGATGGCGAGGCGTTCGGCTATTTGGAGTTGGGCACGAACGGCAGGCCAACGCTGTGCATGGTGGAGCCCGACCAGATCCGCGAGCCGGGTAACGTGCGGCAGCTAGAGGACTGGCTGCAGGACTTCGAGGGCGTCACGTCGTGGTCCTACGGTGTGAGGAGCCCGGCGAACCGTCCAGCCGAAGCCCTCGGGTATCACCTGTCGCGGGATGACGGCGGTCTGGATTGGGACTACATCCCCTCCCGCAGGATGTGCCACATCAAGCGGAACGTCTCACGGAATGCCAAGCGTGGCGTCTCGGACACGTTCTTGGTGGTCGAGGAGATCAGCCGCGAGGCGAAGTTGCGGCGGAACATGGCAGAGGGTGCGGCGCTTCAGGCTGCGATCGCGTGGATCTTGGAGGCTCCCCCTGGGACGTCACAGGCCAGCATCCAGACCCTCGGGGCGTCCGATGCCGTGGCACAGTACGGCCGGCAGGTGGTCGGCGGTGGACAGAAGACGCAGAACGTCCAGCGGTACAAGCCGGGCACGATCTTGAAGCCATCGCCGGGGCTGGTCTACAAGCCGGGGCCGATGGGAGCCGAACGAAACAGCGGCTTCTTGGAGGTGTCGCAGTACGTGCTGCGGATCGTGGGGACGCGGTGGGCCATGCCGGAGTACATGGTGTCCGGTGACGCCAGCAACGCCAACTACGCGAGCACGTTGGTGGCCGAATCCCCGTTCGTGAAAGCCCGCGAGGCCGATCAGTCGTTCTACGCGAGGGAGTTCACCGCGTTGCTGTGGAAGGTGCTGCGGTTCGAACACGATCG